ATTAGACATCATTGCCTGTTTCTTCATCATAGTTTTTGCCATCATCAAAAAAATCTAATGTTGTAGTGTATGTATAAGTATCGTCTTTATCAGCCGATGTTGGATTTGGTGTTACAGTAACTCTTTCACTTCGAGAAGGACTCTGGTCAGATGTATTAGTATACAAATCAGCAGAAACGGTTTTAATAACAGCACCTGTGCTTATTGGTCCATATAGATATATCTTCGCCGTAAAACTTAAACTGTATGTTATTCTTCGTGTAGATGTTAAATCTCCTGTATAACTATCTTCATAATTAACACTTTCTAATATAAACGGTATATCTCTTTTTGAATCCATTACCGAATTTTCAATCATTGTTACTGTATAATCTGGTTGAAAGTATGGAAGTATCTGTTCAATAATCTGCAAACCATCATCTGAATTTGCAGTAAAAACATTTAATTCAATACTCACATCATATGGCACAGGAGAATATTGAGTATTCAATTTTGTGGTATCCGCATTTGTCGTAACAACACCACGCCTTTGGTTCTTGTTTAACTTACGAGTCGGGTCATAATTATATCCATTGATATCAAAGGCCATACGAGGTAGAGTAATAGCCACACTTGAATCACTTCCAGTCAAACTTGACTGTTGGTCTAATCGTGCAATGAATTTTTCCTTTGGTGAATACGACAAAGGAACTTTAAGACTCTGTAATGGATTCCCGCTAGAATCTAAACGCTTGATATGGATATTATTAAATATCGTTCCAAACGCTATTACAGTATTGCGAATCTGTTTATGGTAAAAGTGTTCTCCAAACATTAGTACTCGTCAACCTCCCCGAACGGATTTCTTTCGCTGAAGTCAAGTATATCATCACCCGTTGATGTTGTAGTTGTTCCGGCAGCTGTTTCAAACGCCTGTCCACTATCTACTGGTTGTTGAGTCGCCATTGTGAAGTCCTCATTAATCAAGTAGTCAATCGCACCAATACTTGATTCTAATACAAATGAACCAGTTTCATTTTCTAGTGCAAACTGGAACTGCATTGTGTCAACTGAAAGGTCATCTTCTGTTGCATCAATAGATGTGATACCAGTATCAAGTCTTTCAGAAGCATACTCCCAAGTTGTACAAGATAATTTGTAAACTGGCAACGCACTCTGTTGATAGAATGGCGCCTCATGTTCTACAAATTGAATTTCAAAGAACTTGTTTGTTGTTGGGAAGTAAACTAAGTCACCTTCTTGTGGGCGTTCTGTAACCAAGTCTGCATTGTTAGAAATCAAAGTTTCCCACCTTAACTTAGATACTGTAAATGTAATATCATCTCTTAATTCTAAACCAAACTTCTTAATAATCTCTTGTTCGCCCATATATCCATCAGTATTATCTACATACATTTCTATGATGTATGAATCATCAAATGAGCTCGCAGGGTCCTCACCAAAGATTGAATCCTTGTTTGCTACTTTTCTTGGTAGATAATAGACATCTTGGCCATAAATCTTCAGTTGTTCGATTATTAAATCTTCGTATAATCTTTGTTCTGAAGTGGTGCCAGTGTCAAAATAGACATTAGTTGGCATTTAGTTATCCTTGTTGGAAATGGGGTGGTTCTTCATAATTAAGTCTTATTTCTTCTTCAAGAGATTGTTGTTCTGTAAGCGCAGTAGAAAATAATTCAGGTCCATTCAGCGTAACACCGCCAAGCATTGCTGTGCCTGAAAATTTAGATAGATTTTGACCCCATTGTCTTTTAATTAGAGTTGTTGCATATCTTTTTAAATAAAGGTCATCAAAAATGCTCGTATGTGCATCTGGGTCTAATTTACGATAACACTCTATAATTATATACTCATCTGCTGTAATATCATTTACCCAATCTTGGTCAATGTATAACCTGTTTGATAACTGATTAAATCGTATTGGTTTTTCTCCCACTAATATATGGTCAAGAAAATCTAAATGTTTCATTGTCATTTCATAATGAACAATACTTGTAGATGAGAAATCGTACAAGTCGTTTAATCGTAACTGATATCTAACATCAAACATATTTAAGTTTGCTCTGTCAGATAATGGGAATATGTTTATAACACTAATTACAGCATCTGGAACAACCAAATAATTTTGATTTTCTTCGTATGTTGTTCTTACTAATGTTGAATCTTCTGTAAGAATGGCGCCGCCATCTTCTGCTTGTATATCACCTGATGTGTCGCCAGATGTTAATGTACCATCTTCTAATTCAATATTCTCAGCTGCAGGACCCTTTTCATCAACATTATATGATTTGTTTGTAGTTAATCTAGTAACATCATCTGCTGTTACTTTATATTTAAGATACATTCTTTCAACACCATCTGAATGATATTGAGAAAAATATTGTAACGCCTCGTCAAGTCTATCTTCAACCTGGTCGTCATCAACATTTATATCAATAACAGGCTTACCTAGATTTCGTAAACAATACTCTTTTAATGTTGTTCTTGTGTTTGGAGTTGCCATATTTGTTTTCCTCTATCTTACTATTTAGTCTTATCCTAATGCAACAGCCTGAGCGATTGCAAATGCTTTAGTAGAACCGTTATCTAATTGTGTCTGTATTGCGCTTGTAACACCATCAACATAATTTAATTCTGTCGGAGTCGCTGTAATAACAGTTGTACTGGCTGCACTTAACACCGGCAAATACCCTGTTGCGTTTGGCATATAAACTGTTTTATCTGCTGTTGGGTCTACAAATGCTAATGTTGTTTCATAAGCGTCAGCAGTTGCACCTTCAAAAACTAATGGACTTGCGCCTGAAAAAACTGTACTTGTGGCATTCATGGTACCAGTAAATGTACCACTAAATGTGCCGCCATTAATTGTCGGACTTGTTAAAGTTTTGTTTGTTAATGTTTCTGTACCCGTTAATGATGCAAAACTTTCACTCTGTAAAGCACTATTAAATTCTGCTAATGAGCCTGTAAGTGTATTATTGCCTAAGTCAATTGATTTATTCGTTAGTGTATCAGTAGTTGCCTTACCTATTAAAGTGTCTGTGGCATTTGGTAATGATAGTGTTCTATCAGCAGTAGGGTCGACAGTTGTTAAAGTAGTTTCATATGCATCATCAGTTGCACCTTCAAATACGAAAGAGTTTTGAATATTAATTGTAGTCGAATCAACAGTAGTTGTTGTTCCAGAAACTGTTAGGTCACCAGCAACGGTTACATTCGCACCACTCATTGTCAAAGCAGTAGTTGTACCTGATTTAATTATTAAATTGCCAGATGTGTTTGTCGCACTACCAAAAGTTGTACCACCATCTTTAAAAAATATATCTCCACCATCAGCGTCTAATACAATATCTGTTGTAGCATCAAGCGTAATTGTTGAACCTGAATCAATTTCAGCAATAATTGGGGTTGTTAGGGTTTTATTTGTAAGTGTTGCTGATGTGGCAGAAATATAAGTATCAATCTGCGAAGCAAGTAAATATTTCTCTGTACCGCCATCTGAAAATGCGAGTTTATCAGTTGCGGCCAAAGTTACACCAGAACCATCTGTCATTCCATCAATGTTTAGAACTGCTTCTACACCACCAAATTCTAATGCACTTGCACCAGAATTGACTTTTAATACTTGACCTGCACTACCTATAGAGAGTGAGGCACCAATACCACCATGTGCTAATGCTATAAATTCACCAGATTGGTATTCTGCCAATCCTGTTGCAACACTATTTGTATAAACTGTTCTTATTGGTGTTTTTACTGCCATATTCTGTCCTTAAAATTGAAAAAGTGTTATCCCTGTATCTGATAAAGCACTTCCGTCTGATAATGTGAAAGTAGAAGCATCAGTAAAAGAATATCTGTCTGCCACTTCAGCGTTAAATTCAAAAGTAGCATTAGCGGTAGATAATCCACCAGCCGCACTAAAGAAATCAACTTTGCGAACTACTTGAGCAGTTGTACCACCACCAGCTGCGCCGAAAACCGCCACTTCATTATTACCTACTTTTGAACCTGTGGGAAGTGTAACACCATCAGCAGAAATAGAAATTGTTCCAGTACCATCCGCAGAGATTGTTGAACCTGCAAGGTTAATTGTATCACCTGCTAAAAATAAATCATTGAATCTTAAAGAACTACTACCTATGTTATATGTATTATTTTGCGAAGGTAGTAAATTACCACCAATAGTCATATGTCTAAATCCACTAATATCTTTATTAGCATCAACAACTACTGCTTTTGAAGCAGCAACTGTTCCTGCAGTAACGCCATCAATCGTTTCTAATTCTGCCTCACTAATAACAGCACTACCAATTGAGAATTGGGTTGTGAAAACAGGACTTGCAAGTGTTTTATTGGTTAGTGTATCAGTAGTTGCCTTACCAACAAGAGTGTCGGATGCATTTGGTAAATTAATTGTTCTATCTGCCGTAGCGTCTACGGTTGTTAAAGTAGTTTCGTAAGCGTCTGCTGTAGCGCCTTCAAATACAACGGCATTACTAGCATTCATTGTTACAGAGTCTACGATTGTCTGTGTTCCTGAAACACTAATGTTTGGAACATTCAATGTGCCACTACTTGGGTTGTATGTTAAGTTGCCGTCTGATTCTAATCCTAAGTTACCACCATCTACATCACCACCAGCAGTAAAGATAACTGCGTTGTTTTCATTTGTACTTTCGTTATCAGTTATAGTAACTGTTGTAGCTACTGTGGCGACAGCAGCCGTACCTGTTGTATTTTGATTAAGTGTGCCTATTGTAAAGTCTAATGTATTGTCTCCATCTTGGTAAGCAACTGTAATACCAGACTCAGTATTAGATGTAACCATTGCACCAACGGTGTCAGCAATATATTCATTCAATGCCGTTCCATCTACAGTATAAGCATCTGCTTCCAAAGTGCCGTCTATGTCTGCATCACCAGAAATATCTAATTCTGTAGCAGCCATGACACCATTTAATGTTAATCCGGTATCAGCGTTGTGGGTTAAAGTTATGTCTTGGCCATTACCAAAAGTAACTGTACCACCGTCTGCCAAGAATAAATCTGACCATTCTAATGAAGCAGAACCCAATGCTTGTCCGTCAGCAGAACTTGGCACATTTGCGCTTACTGTTTGCCAAGATGAAGTACCATCACCATCTTCACGCAAGAACTTTGTTCCACCGCCTTCACCAGTAGATAATATTCCTGTTCCTTCTGAAGAAAGCCCAGTCTGCATAAATGTCTTGACAGTATCAACATTGGTCATCTTCATTGTACCAGCGTCATTGATAAGAATACCATCACCACTCGCCAAAGCGTCTGTGCCTCTTGAGGTGCCACCATCAATCAAATTTAATTCTGTTGTTGTTACAGTTGCACCATCAAGTATTTCTAATTCTGCTTCTGTAATTACAGCACTACCAATTGTAAATCCTGTGCCTGTTACAACACCATCAGTTATTAATGAGCCTGACAAGTGTAAATCCTTCCAGTTTCTATCTGCACTACCTAAATCATATGTATTAGTTTGCGAAGGTAGAAAATCTGAATAGATGTTATGTGGGTCAAGTCCTCCACCACCTACTGTTCCTAATTGAAC